AATATCATAAGGTATGGGTGCATTTTCTACACACACCCTTATACACTCCCATTGTTCATCAGTAAAAAAATTGTTATGATACATTAAAATCCTTTAGGTTTTTTCTTTGGTTTATCTAGTACATGTACAACTGCATCAAATTTTGGTAAATGACAATTATTCCACCACCACTCTTTAACCTGTTCCCATGATTCTACCACAAAAGATTTATTCTGACAAACTATCTTATAGTGATGACGATCATATGGTTTATCACATGTCTGTTTGAAGTAAGTCATAACCAATCTGGTTTTCTGGATGGGTCACGTAAGTAGTTAGATGCAGCCCAAGGTTTGGATGCAATGTAACGTTTGTATGCAGTGAATATATCAATAGTCTTGTCATGTTTGAACTCATCAGGGCCTGCAAAAGCAAACGATGTAGGATCACCATCTTGTGGTGGGAATATATCAACAGCATGTTCCATAGTAGATTGACAACTATGTACTTTGTTGTATCTATGAGTGTATTCATAACATAGTGCAAGACCATGTTCAATCAACCATGACCAGTTTGTCTGAGCCCAGATAGTACAAGGATGACCACGAAACGCACCCTTACTAGTCTTGTATGGTGTACCATCAAGTTTTGGTAGAGTACCAAAGTTGTAACCCCACTCAGGTGAAGCTACAATAGCAAGCATTTGACATGTTTCTAGTGGCATCTTGACAATGTGTTTGTCAGGTAATACCTGTGCAGATTTTACTGGATCAGGATCAGTAACAAAAATGTTCATCAGTTATTCCAATGGCGGATTACTCCGCTAATAATAAAACAATTAGTGATGAGATAAGTAAGAAAGATAAAAGATCGTACAATGACAATAGTATTATCATACCTCTTTGTCTTCTCATCAGAGAAAGAACCCAGCGCATACTTCCATATCCTCCAGAACTTTCTCATCTTATTATATCAATATCCATATCTTTTGTCCACACCTCAAGCTCAGTTCGTAAACTTCCACACTCCTTAAGTTTGTTATATCTTTTTGTAGCCATCTTCTTCCATTTCTTTACCACTGCATCAATATAAAACTTATCAAAGTTTTGTGGATTTTCTATCAACTGTTTATCTTCTCCGAGTAATACCTCTCTAACATTCTGGAAACCATAATTAGAAAAATATGTTCTCTTCTTTTCAGTCATCGCTGTTGCATTTGCAATCGCAGTTTGGAACTCCACAGCCTTTTGAGAAGACAAGTTCTTCTTGATTATGGCTATCATCTTGGTTTGTGTTTTTAACTTCCGACTCGATGCGTCGGCCTTGACCAACAGATCCCCATTGTTTCTCTCTATAAACCATTTGTTTAAATCCTTGAATATGTGATCATGAAGTAAAGGAGTGAAATTACTTTGTGTAAGACCTTTGTATCTTAGAATAGGTTTCAATCCATCATACTGTGATGAACTCTTTGTAGTACCATAAAGAGATGTAGTTTCAAAGTGACATATATTTGCATCATATTTCTTATTTAATATATCTCTGACCTCATGTGTGCAACACAACATAGCCAATAACTTACCACCAAGATAATTGTATCCAAATGGTTGAGTTGGAACAATAATAAATCCCATGATGGCATGACGATTGAAGATACCTAGATCAGGTGTTGTACCTAACCAATCATTACGTGGTTTAGAATTAATTGTTGGAGATCCAAATCTACAGAATCCTAAGATTGTATTTGTATTCTTTTCTACAATCATCCACTTCAATGATTTACCAGGCACAGAATCTTCTATCGCATGAGATGTTGTAATCTGTAACTTCTCATTGAATTCTTTGAGTGAACGAATACCAGATATTTTACCACTTGTTTTCTTTAAGTCTTTAGCTTCATAACAGGCAATATCCATATCTTCTGGATGCATATCATAAGCAGTAAACATACCATGAGTGTCCTCCTCCTCATAGAACTGAGAAAGAGGACTACGACTTAGTACACGTTCAATCTTTACGTTACGCAGATA